CGTGTTACACTCGGACAACTTAGAGGAAGTGCGGCAATCGCTCAACTTAGCGATGCAGTTATTGGACTCGAAAGAAATCAACAGAGTGAAACTAAACACTCTGATACAATTGTTAGAGTTCTCAAGAATCGCTACTCTGGGGAAACAGGCATTGCTTGTCGATTAAACTATAACCTATCTACCTGTAAATTCAATGAAATCAACACAAGTGATGACGCCATTTGGCTTGAACAGTTCAACGCCGCAACAGACTTCTAATCTAAAGCGTCCTAATCCTCCTACTGAGGAGGCAGTAAGACGTGCTAAGTTTGTTGATAAAACATACCAATGGCACGGACGTTGAATGCTACTCTTTGATTTAGAAACAGACGGACTATTAAATGATGCTACCAAAATCCACTGTCTTTGCATCTACGACACCGAAACTAAAAAAACAATGGTCTTCAATGACCAATCGTTTACGTCAGCTACGGAAAGATCAGCAACGGAGCCTATCGTCCGCGGTATCCAATACCTCGAAGACGCTGATTGTATTGTCGGTCATAACATTATTAATTATGACCTTAGCATTATCAACAAGTTTTATCCATGGTTTAGACGTGTTGGTGATTGCTTGGACACTCTTTTGCTTAGCCGTCTTTATCACCCGAACTTAATAGAGATTGACAAACAAAAGACTTGGCCTGGTATGCCACTTAAACTTTACGGGTCACATTCACTAGCTGCTTGGGGTTATCGCCTTGACGAAGCTAAAGGTGATTACTGTAAAGATACCGATTGGAAAGAGTGGTCACCAGAAATGGAAGACTACATGATACAAGACGTTACTGTGACTAAAAAACTTTGGAAACACTTCCAACCATACCTGAATGGATTACGCTAGAACATGAAGCAGCCGAAATCCTCACAACTCAAGAACTACATGGATGGTATTTTGATGAACGCTCTGCATGGCAACTTGCATCAACTCTCAGACAAGAGCTTGAAGAAACTTATCAACTATTACGTGACAGGCATCCTTACGTTGCCGGACCAGTATTTGTGCCTAAACGAGATAATCGGACCCACTCCTAAGCGAGATAATCGGACCCAAGGCTATGTCAAAGACGCTCCACTTACACGCCTTAAAGAATTAAATCCTACATCACGAGAGCATCAAGCATGGATATTTACGACCTTTTATGGATGGAAACCGACCCAGATGACAGCAACTGGGAAGCCTATTATAGACGAACCGATCCTGAAGGAGATTGGGTCAGAAGTTTCTATGATGTTCCTGAGATGTTTGACGGTTCAGAAAATGCTTGGTCTCCTCTCTCAAGGCACGAACGCTTGGCTGAAGCTATGTACGAGTGCTAGTAGGATACATCATCATTGTTCTGTTGCTACTTCAACTTTTAGATGTGCCCACCGAAACCCCAACCTTGCTCAAGTACCAAGTGACTCAAGATTTAGAGAACTTTTCTTACCATCTCCAGGTCAAGTCATGGTCGCTGCTGATTTGTCTGGGATTGAGTTACGTATGTTGTCTCATTTCCTTGCCAGATATGATGGTGGACGGTATGCAGACATCTTACTCAACGGAGATATACACCAAGTAAATGCTGACAAGATAGGAATATCTAGAAAGCTAGTAAAGACTGTAACTTATGCATTCCTGTATGGTGCAGGTGACGAAAAAATTGGACACAGTTATGACAAACTTCTTTCATCCAAAGATGCCAAGAAAAAAGGTAAGGAAATCAGAGCGGCATATATTGACGCGATTGATGGACTCGATAAACTCTTGGCGTCTATCAAGACAGCTTCAGAGAGAGGATTTATCAAAGCTATCGATGGCAGAAAAATTATGGTGGATAGCCCGCATAAAGCGTTAAACTACTGCCTTCAAGGTAACTCAGCCATCCTAGCTAAACGTTGGATGGTTATCAATCAACAAAACATCAAAGAATTAAATTTATGTTGTTCACAACTAGCTTTTATACATGACGAATTGCAATTCGAGTGTGCCCCTGAACAGGCAGCTGACTTATCAACATCCTTGGTATTTAGCAGTCTCGCAGCTGGAGAATACTACAACCTCAGAATCAGAATCGACGCAGAAGCAAAAACCGGAAAAAACTGGAGTGAAACCCACTAATGAGAAGTAAATCAATGATGGGAGTACAAACCGTAGTCCCGTTTACATCAAAGAAAACCCGTCAAGGTAACGGCTTGCATAGTAAACCACGAAAAGGTAAGAAAAAATATAGAGGCCAAGGTAAATGAAGTTATTTGTTGACGCAGATTACATTGTTTATAAGGCATGTGCCGGTGCAGAGTCAGAAGTTGACTTTGGTGATGATGTAATTTTAGTTGTCAGCAAATTCAGTGAAGCATACGCATCAGTCAAACGTGAACTAAATAAAATTAAAAATCAGTTCATGTGGGATGTACCTGAAGTAGTTCTTTTCTTTAGTGATAGTACTAACTTTCGTAAGGAGATTATGCCTGCTTATAAGGGACATCGTAATCGTAAGAAACCTTGTGGATACAAACGTGTTATCAATGCTCTCAAAGATGAGTATGAAGTAGTAATACTACCGACTCTTGAAGCTGATGATAGTATGGGTATCTACGCTACTAAATATCCTGGTAACATTATCGTTAGTCCTGACAAGGACATGCGACAGATACCTGGAACCCTCTACAACATGGATGAAACCGTGAATGTGGAAGAAGCTGAGGGACAACGTTGGCACCTCGTACAGACGCTTTCAGGTGACCAAACAGATGGCTACAGTGGTGTACCTGGTATAGGAATCAAACGAGCAGTTGCTTTGTTTGAAGACAAAGGCTACACTTGGAAAACAGTTGTTAATGCATTTGCTGAGAAGGATCTTGGTGAAGACATAGCACTACAAAACGCAAGACTTGCAAAGATCCTTACTAACGATGATTATGACTGGAGAGCAAAACAGCCCATCCTTTTTACCCCCTCCTCCGATTATAAAGTTGACAGTGGAGCAGGACTTCAAAATAAGAAGGCTTGAAGACCTTCTACCGAAAGCTGATAAATCAGATATCATTACTTTATTCATGGCACTGCAACGTCAAAACTTTGCACTTGCTAACACTGTATCTAACCTAGTTAAACAATGGCCCAATCACCTGAACACTACGGAAACAACTGGGAAGTAGGAGACTTTATCGTTAACCAAAACTTAAGTTTCTTTCAAGCTAACGCTGTTAAATACATCTGCCGTTGTGAATACAAAGGCGATAAAAGAAAAGACCTAGCCAAAGCAATCCACTACCTACAACATGAACTCGACAAAACACAATCAGACTGGGACAACTCTCTTAAGTCAAGCAAAAGAGTTCCGGGACGCTTACAATCTGCCAGTATCTGGGAAGAGTGGGAAGAGTGGGAGGCAGACCCAGAAATGTTTGATCGATGAAGAATGGTCAGAGTTTCACGAAGCCTTTCATTTTAAAGATGAACACGAACAACTAAAGGAACTTTGTGATCTTGTCTATGTGTGTTATCAGTTTGCTGCTAATGAAGGCTGGGATCTAGATGAAGCTATGGATCGTGTTCATAAATCAAACATGTCCAAACTAGATGAAAATGGACAACCTATTTACCGCCAAGACGGTAAGGTCTTAAAAGGACCAAACTACAAACCTCCAAATCTAACTGATCTACTCAATGACTAATCTAATCTCCCGTACAGGACGGGTACAATCATGGATTGATGATCCTACACATCGCCTACCAGTCAGCTGCACAGTGTTTGTAGTTGAAAATGAAATGGAAGGACCAAATGGTATTGAAGCAAGCTGGAGGTTTGCCTCACATGCTCTTAGGTATGGTGCAGGTTGTGCTATTCATCTTTCTAAACTTGATCCTAAAGGTTACACAAGAGAGTCAGGTGTTACTGCTTCTGGTCCGGTAAGTTTTGGTAAAATTTATTCTTCTTTAAATGAAATACTTAGACGTGGGGGGATTTACAAAAATGGTGCCATTGTTCTTCACCTTGACTTATCCCATCCTGATGCTAGGGAGTTTATCAATGCTAATAGATCCGAGCTACCTTGGGTTAAACGATGCATCAACATCACTGAAGAGTGGTGGAAGGATTGTACGTTCAAGGAAGAACTACTATATGGAATCAAATCAGGTGACATCTGGCTCAACAAAGTAAAATATGACAATGAAGGAAACCGCATCAGAGGTAACGTCTGTCTCGAAGTATACCTGCCATCACGAGGTACCTGTTTACTACAGCATATCAATCTTGGAGCCTGTGAGTTCGACGACATCCCACGAGCATTTGTTGAAGGTATGTCCGAATTGTGCAGCCTACATAGTAGGACAGCTGTCGGAGATTCTGGAGAATACCTCCCGCCTGAAGTTGATAGACAGGTGGGACTCGGAATGCTTGGCCTCGCAAATCTCCTACGGCGGTACGGAGTAACATACGATCAATTTGGACGTGCATTAGAACAATACAACAACAACGAAACCATCCGCTCAGCCGCTTATGAACTTGTCTCTCAAATTGCTTCAGGAATTAACCAAGCAGCCGCAATCGCTCGCGAACATAATATGGTTCGAGCCTTTGCTATCGCTCCAACCGCCAGTTGCAGTTATCGAAGCGTGGATCTGGATGGCTATACTTGCACACCAGAAATCGCTCCACCTATCTCGCAGACAGTCGATCGCGACTCAGGTACTTTCGGAGTACAAACTTACAACTATGGTGACGTAGAGAT